AAAACTGTGTTAAACTATTATTATTATAGCCTGACACAGTTTATTTTACACTCTCCTCCAAAGCGATCAATTCAAGAACGTCCATCGAATCATCGCCTTCAACTATATCTTCAGCACGTTTCGTTGCTGTTGCAGGATTATGATGTCCACAACTATGAGTTTGAATATAAGGAATGCCTAACCAACTAATGATAGCATTTAAGTTTTCTATCGAAATGCAATCTGTTTTTTCTTCATATAAAACTGTCAATAGAGGAAGCATCTTATTGGATAAACGCACTCGCTCCAGAACCGTCTTAATATAATCTAACGGAGCAACTAAGTTTTGCTTCAACATTTCTAAAAAGTTGTTGACCATTCCATCAAAAAAATCGGGAATAGGAATGCTCTTCTTTTGTGGTGTTGTAATTGTAGACTGATCGATATAATCTGAAAATAGTTGCATACCGTCGGTAATCTTTTCTTTTTCAGCTTTTGCCAATAGCTTAATCAGACTCTCGCCTGGGGCCATACTGAAAAGAGCTGCATGACAACAGCAGATAAGAAGTTTGGTATTGTGGTATAATGAAGGATAGTTGTGCTTGCATAATATTTTCACAACATTGTACGGAATATCATCATGTGTAGCATCAGGGTCAACTAAACTTTGATACAAGGCTGCCATGCTTTCCTTGATGATGTGTGCTCCCAGTTCTAAAGTATCCGTAACCTTGTTTTCAAATGTTATAATCAATGATATTACAGGCATATTTTTCCCTTCGACAATTTTCTCTCCTGTTCTAATCTCGATTCGTTTAGTTTGGTCTATTTTTACTCCATAAAATTGACTGTCATTGAAAAATCCATTTCCAACTCTGAATATGCTGTCAAGACGCTTCATTCGTTCTGTCGGAGAAATAGAATACGGTAACTTGACTTCATCACGGACGGCTATTTCCTCTTTCAGTTTCAACATCATTTCATAGCGTAAAATACTGGAAGATAATCCCCACAAAGTACCTATGTTTTGCCAATAGTGGATGTATTCATGAATGAAAGTCCCTCGATCTTCTTGGCTTATTAGGCTTAAATCGGTGTTGAAATCTCCTGCTGTGTAAATATGGAAGAATGAAGTGTTATAAGCCCCGCGCAAATTAGATACTATCTCTTTTTCAGATACTCCTAACGATAATAATTTTTCTTGTATATTCATTTTTTATAAAGTTTCATTTTAAGTATTCAAAGATAGCAAAAAGCCTCTATCCAACTGTCTATTGTCGAATTTATCTATTCTTTGAATATGAAGAATTCACAGGACAACAACCGGCGGATGATACAGGAGGCAATCCGCAAAATCGCATTGGGGCGCAGTATTGAGCGTATCGAGATGGCTCCGGGCGGCATGGGCGGCGTGGGTACCGCCCGCATGATTCACGGTTATGTCGCCAAGATACATGACGACCCCAGTGATGAAGAGTTCGCCGACTACGGCGGCACGGTGGACGTGGGCGAATATCCTGACGAAACTGCTTCGGCGGGCGGTATCATCCACAAAGGCGTGTTGCTGGCTGCCGCCCGGAACAACGAGGGCGGTTTTCTCATCGTACCGACCCTTTTTTCGGAGGTGACCATCGTAGTGGACGCCGCCACCTGCCATGCCTATATCGTCAATTACTCCCATGCCGAAACCATCCGCATGGAGGCGCATTCCGAGGTCAGCATCGGCATGACGGAAACCGAGGCTCTCGACCCCGACAGCGACTCCTCGCCCGATTACGACGAGCTGGAACCGACCGGAAACGAAGCCCATACCAGCTACACGGCCGAAGGCATCACGGCAACGGTCAGGAACGACAGCGGCAAAGAATCGTCGGTCATGCAAGGTGCGGAAGAGATTGCGCAGACCGTCGATAAGTCGGAAGTCAGACAGACCGCCGACAAAATCGTACAGAAGGTAAACTCCACGACCGTTGCCGTTGCCGACAACAAAGTGACGCTCGGCGACGAGAACGCCACCGAACCGCTGGTTTTGGGTAACGAGCTGGCGCAGCTCATGTTAGATTTCCTGACGGAGTGCAGTAAGATTATGACGCCTACGCTCATGGGAACCATGCAGCCGCTGAACTTTCCCAACTTCCTCTCGCTGACCTCCAAGATTCAGAAATTCCTATCCAAAACCTCCTATACCAAATGAGTGTCACCCTTCATCCCGGCATCGGCGGTCTCGATACGCAGGGCCTGTGTTACAGTCTCTACCGCCAGTTATACCAGACCTTCTTCAACGCCCAAGAACGCAAGAGCGAAGACAATCCCTACGGTGTGGAGGAAGGTGACGACACGTCCATCCGTCTGCATAACACGGCTTATGGATTTGCCGAGGCGATTTCGTCCGGCGTTTCCGGTGAAGGCGGAGGTACCGGTAGTTGGTCGGGCTATCTGCCCAAAAGCGGCGGTGACATGCAGGGATTGTTATGTGCCGACTACGGCTTTACCGCCGGTATCGACAACCGCCGTCTGCTGGAAACGTACCGCACCTCGCAAAGCGATGACGAGGGAAACGTCATCGGTTACACCTACGGCATCCGTCTGACGGGCGACGTACATGTCGGCGGCAATCAGCTCTTTGTGGGCGGTATGCAGCCTCTCCGTTGCGATAAGGCTACCGGCACGATATACCTGAGCGGGAAACGGGTTAATTTCGCCGACGCCGCCCTTTCCCTCACCGGAAATATCCTGCTGGGCGAGACCAAAGAAAACGGGGTGTTCCTGACTTCCGACAGCCTGCTCATTCATGGGCGGGAAGTCTATCACGGCGGTAATGCCAACCTCGCCACTGTGGACTGGTCGATGCACGACGCTACCGTTGCCGGTTCTCTCGAAGTCATGGGAGCGGCGACGCTCTCCGGAAAGCTGCGTGCCTTGCAGGGCGCGGAGTTGGGCGACGTCGGGCGGCTGCTCTTCTCTGTCCTCGGCGAAACCGTATCCTGTCTGAGTGACTTGACCTTTTCAGCCGGATGCGGAGTCCGAATCAGCGGAGTTACCGTGCTCAAAGGTTCCGGTGCGAAAGACATCCGGTTGGAGGGTGCTGACGGCGACCTGCTCGTAGGCGGCGACCACACAGCCAAGATACGGATTCTGTCGAACCTTACGGACATCGACGGCGAGCACGTCCTGCTTTCCCCATACGGGGCGGCGTACTTTCCCGACTCCATCCGGGTGCGGCACAGCTACGGCGGGGACCTGCTCTCCTCGTACCGTACCGACAGCGAGGATGAAGGCATCGTCATACACAAACTGCTGCGATTCGGAAGCACGGGAGGTTGCTATCTGACAGCCGACAATGACCGATTGGTTTTCGTCTCCCGCAGCGACCACACCCAAGCTCCCGGCGGTCAATACGAATCGGTGAACACATTCCTCGGACACGCTCCGTCCACCAGCCGTTACGCTCCGTTAAACCGGGCGTCGAACTCCCTGCGTATCGGTACATCCGGTGACTTTATCGTCGCTCTGAATCCCGTCGAGGTCACGGGACACATCGGTATCGACGGGAGCTTCACCCGACTTACGGCAGAGGGGCTATTCTTTACCGGCGACATCTGCCTCAGACAGGTTGGGGACGGTATCCGTCACGGCGGGAACGCCTACTTCGACGGCAGTCTTTCCTCGGAGCGATTCACCTCCGGAATGGCCGGCACCGGTTGGGCGATCCTGCGCAGCCGGACGACGGGAAGCATCTCGGCGACCTTCGACGAACTGACCATCCGGAAACGGATGCGGGTTTACGAGTTGGAGGTACAGCGTTCCTCGGCGACCAACGGAGCCTTGTGGGTAACCGATACCTGTTCGGGAGACAGTGTCGAAAAACTATAAATCCGATTATGGCACTATACGAATATTCCCGTTTCAAGATACGCATCGACCCCGGTTCCAAGAAACGGCAGGGATTGCATGCCGGAGACGTGGTTCGCCGTCAGTATGCGGACGGTGCGCAAACCTTTTACAGCCTGATGGTCGTGCTGGCCACCGGAGAAGACTCCGTGCTGCTGTCCGACGGGATACATGCGTCATCGCCTTTTTTCATCGGCGCACTCATCGAGGGCGACGAGCCCCGTGACGGAGAATTGCTGGACTTCGTGCGTCTCACGAGCCTGACCGATGAACGGCGCAGCGGCGCCATGTACCTGACTGCCTCGGACGAAGAAGCCCCGTACATGGATGTCATTGACGGCATGGGGACGGAACGTTCCTTGTTTCGTCCGGCATCCCTTGCCGCGTTCGGTTGCAGCGACAACGGGGTGTGGTCCTGCCGTTACACGCCTTCGGAAGGTCCCGCCACCCGCATCCTCCGGATTAGCCGCTCCTCCGACGCGGCGGCTGTCACCGGCGGTTTTCAGATTCCGTTTCCACAGGCCGTTTCCCATCCCCAGCGTCTGGTGATTTCATTCCGCATCCGCGCTTCCAAAGAGTTGTCCGCCGTGCCGTTGCGCTTCGGGTATGCCGACGGTACGGAAACAGACGGACAGGACACCGTGGACGTTACGACCGAATGGCAATACCGGTTGAGCCTGATTACGGTGGACTTTCCTGCGGAATATGCCCGCGCGCTGTCCCTCGACTTCTCGGGAGAGCTCGGTCCGGACGACTGGTGCGAAATCGGAGACCTCAATGTCTGCCTACTGGAACAGCTTTCGTCCTTTGCCGAAGCCGCCAAAATCCGTATCGGCCGCATCACGGGAATCGCAGACCCGCTGTTCGGTATGCTACAAGGTTATGGGGCTTACTTCCAGCGTCTCTATGCCACGCGGGACGTTCATGTGGCCGGCACGCTGACCGCCGGTGACGAGGACGGCTTCGGCAGCACCTTTTACGCCGGACGTATTCACAAGAACTGCATCATCGATTCGTTGAACGGCAATTTTACGAGTACGGTTGTCCGCCTTTCATCCGCCACACCGACCGGTATCGGCAAAAACATCCTGCTGCCCGTGACCGGCGGGACATTGCTTTGCCAGAAAGAAGTGTGGGTAGAGAAACATGCGGGCGAGCGTTACTGTCTCTCTTTCTGGTGTTATTGCCCGTCCAAGCAAGAGACTCCGTTCGATATTCTTCACGGGGAAAAGGTGCTCGCCAGCCTTATGATGCCCCAGACATGGCAACGGGTACATGTGACTTTCGACATCGAGCATATCCCCGGCGACGACCTTCGCATCGACTTCCGTACCGAGAACCGGGTGGTCTGGTTTTTCAGTTCCCCGCAACTTGAAAAAGGGAACGTGCCGACCCTATACCAGCCGACAGACGGGATCCTGAACGAAACCGACGAATACGGGGCGTGGTTCTGCCGAGGCGGTGTGGGCGGCACGATTCAACACCCCCTGTTACGGTTGGAGCCGGACGGTTCCATCCGTGCCGGCAACGATTCGTTCGTCATCAACCCTGACGGCAGCGGATACTTCTCCGGCGGCCGTTTCCGCTGGAACAAAGACTCCATCATCTTGCAGGATGTCACCATCCGCTGGGAGGATTTGGATGAAGAGATGCAGGAACAGATGAAACCCCGTTTCGTCACCGTTGATGGCGGTACGGTGTTTCATTATAACGATGCCGTTTCCGGCAATCTTTGCGACCCGGCAGAGATCCTCCTGACCGGCACGGCGCAGAACCTGACAACGGATTCCTGCCGTTGGGAATACCTTGCTGCGGACGGCGGGTGGAAAGACACCGGCGGGAACCAGTCCGTTTACACGCTCACGCCGGATTTCTCCGGCTGGGAAGGCCGGAACGTCCTGACACTCCGTTTCATCGTCCGATCCTCCGGCACATCGTATCATGCCACGCATACCGTTTCCAAACAATACGACGGCAGTGACAGCTATTCTTTGCATGTGGAGTCCGATTCGGGCACCGTTTTCCGCAACCACATGGTCGAGACGACACTACATGCCCGTCTTTACAAAGCAGGAACGGAAATCACGGACCGGATTCCCGATGAAAATTTCCTCTGGAACCGCATCAGCGACGATGCCGACAGCGATGCACTCTGGAATGCTGAAGAACATCGGGGACGCACGCTGCGGATTACCGGTGAGGATGTGTGGCGTAAGGCGGTGTTCAACTGTGAAGTATTCATGTAGGCAATATGAGATAACCAATCTTGTCTATAAACTCATTGCCCACGCATACGGCTATTCTTATACAAACAAAACGTATGAGCAGCCGACAAGTTATCGCGCGTGGGCAAACCACGATTTACATACAGAAGGATTCCTACACAATCAGCCAATCGCTCGGGGAATACGTCTTTCCCGCAGACCATTCGGGGAAGGTGCTCTCTGCCGTAAGCCTGACATCGACCATCAAGGTCACATGCGGCGATTCGGAATACAAGGATTTTACCATCGGAGTGATTGTCAAACCGGCCGGATTCTCGTCCATTTCGGTGGATAACAGCCGGAAAACAGTGACCTATACGGTTGCCACCGGAACGACAACCCTTGCCGAGCACGGCTCTTTGGATATTCCCGTTACCATTGCAGGGGCGGTTTACAGCCTGTCGTTCGTCTGGTCGAAAGCGAAAGCCGGTGCGCCGGGCACTGCCGGTGCCGATGCCAACCTGCTGGACTGGGTACGGGAATGGAATACCGGTAAAACGCTTATCGACAGCCATACTGTCATCACGCCGAAACTCTTTGCCGGTGTGAAGAACGCGGACGGCACCGTGACGGGTACTGCCATCGGCCGCTTCTCTCTGAGTACGAAAACCGCTTCCGGCGGTATTGCCACCGAAACCATCGACGGTATCTGCGGCTTCAGGAACGGATCCAAAACCTTTCTTTTGGATAACGGCGGCAACGTCCAGCTCGGTTACGGCGACCAGTTTGTCCGCTACGATGCTTTAACCGGCAAAATCACGTTCGGTGCGGGTGTCAGCCTGAACTGGACCAACGCCATCCAGCAAGCCAAGACTGAAACGCTTAACGCTGCCGCCGCTACTGCCCAAAGCAAAGCGGATGCCGCATTGGGCAGTGCCAAGAGCTATGCCGACACGAAAAAAAGCGAAGCCGTCACGCAAGCCGGTAAAGACGCTGACGGTAAAATCTCGGCACTGACCGCTACGTTGAACACTTCCATTGCCGATGCCAAGAAAGCCGGTACGGATGCCCGTGCCGTGGCGGATGCCATTACCTCGAAAGCCAATGCGGAAGGCTGGTCGAACAAGCTGACCTACATCGATGCAAACGGCATATTCACGGGGAAACTGTCCGCCAATACCGTCAATGCCATCAACATCAATGCCTCGCAAATTACGGCAGGCACCATCGCTACCGCCCGTCTGAATGCTGCGGAAATCCGGTCGAACATCATCAATGCGGCATACATCAACGGTCTGACGTGTGCCTTCGTTCGGGGAACTATCGGCGGCTGGACTATCGGTGCAACCACGTTATCCAACAGCCACATATTGTTGGATAGCGGCAACAAACGGGTGGTCGTGTACGGGGCAAGCTCTGGAGCGACAAGCGGCAAGCGAGTGCAGATCTATTACAACTCCGATACGGATTTCGGTTTCTATGCCACGGATGCTGCTGGCAACTGCCTTGCCCGTTTCGGTTCTGCCAACCAGATTGCCGGGTGGAACATCGATGCGAACCGTATCTACAAGAACAACATCGCATTGGGTGCGGACGGCTCCATCATGAACGGCAGCAAATGGAAGCTGAACAACGACGGGTCCGGCAGTATCGCGTCGGGAAACATCTCATGGGATGCAGCCGGTGCGGTGACCTTTTCGGCGGCGGTGTCGTTGAACTGGAAAAACGATATAGAGGCTGCCAAACGTGCCAACTTCGGTTATCCATATTATCACAAAATCGTCATTTACGGTGAAGAGGATAAATACTATCCTGTCATTTTCAAGGGCGGAGACCAGACCTTCAAACGGGATATTCTTATCCGACGTGCATATAGTGAGCAAGCCCCTGACAGTTGGAACAATACAACTCATAAAGGTGGACTTGTCCTATTGCTGAAAGCCAATTTCGGCGGTTGGGGCGGCATTGGCTACTCGTGGGACATCTATGAACTTTCAGAGACATACTGCCGCATGTTTGCCGGTGCACAATTGTGTGGTAATTGTTGCATGTTCGCCGTGTTCCTGCGCGGGGGCGGAACGACTGGTGCGGTGTACCATATCTACTCGGATCAGCCGATAGTGAACAACATTTATAGTCCATCTCCGATTCCGGCAGCACCGCAGATTGCCTACAACTGCGATCTTATTTTTCAGAGCGGTTCGAACACGGCTAACGCTCCGGGTGCCCGTACCCTCACGGCGACAGTTCAGGAGGAGATACGCCGTCACCGGTTCATCGCTTTGGCTCAAAGCTCTGACAGCACATTGGCTGCGCATCCACTGACCTACATTGGTTCTACAGGCATCTACACCGGCACGTTGACTGCGGCGCAGGTCAATGCCGTTTCCATCGATGCGGGCAGTATCCGGACGGGGACGCTCAGTGCCGACCGTCTGGCTGCCGGCAGCATCAATTCCACAAAACTGGATGCCGGCAGCATCAAGGCCAATATCATCAATACGGACTATATCAACGGCCTGACCTGTACTTTCGTGCGGGGCAAAATCGGTGGCTGGACCATCGGCGCGGACAACATCACGGCCGGCAGTGTGGGTGCAGTCGGAGCCATGCCAATCCAGATGCGGACTGCGGCCAGCGGTTCAGGTTACTGGTACAACGGCGCATACAAACCGCAGGGCATCGTAATGACATGGTACCAAAGCAGCAATGCGGGGCATGTGGTTTTCGGTCAGATTGCCGCTTCGGGCAACAGCGTGAAAACCGGTTTTCTCGGCATCCAGATGATGACATGGGACCATGTGGAATACTTCTGTCTGTCGGCCAACTACACCAAATCGGGAGCCAAAGAGATTTACAACCGCATTGCCGGATGGGCATTCGACAACACCCGCATCTGGAAAAACAACGTCTCGTTGGGTGCCGACGGCTCCATCACCAACGGTACGCGCTGGAAACTCAACAACGACGGTTCCGCCTCGTTCGGTTCCGGCCGGAGCATCTTCAACACGGACGGTTCGGGACAGGTAGCCAACGGCAAATTCAAATGGGATGCCGCCGGCAACATCATCGCCCAAGGAGGCAAATTCAAGGATGTGACCATCCAAGGCACCATCCGTAGCGCGTTCGTGCAGAACGACCCTTCAATTTGGATTGTCGTGGGCGGCGGCACGACCAGCGATGTGCAGACCGACCCCGTGCACTACGACAACGTGGTCTGTACGCAAACAGGCGGCTGGAACGAGAACATCAACCTGCAATGGACCTTGGAAAACTCCGGCCGCCGGATTTGCCTTGTCAATTACAGGTGGGGTTCTACCATCTCTACGGGAGTGATGAGCATTACGGCTCCCAGCGGCAAATATTTCTTCGAGGATGGAATCTCGAAAACGACGCTCAAATTCTCCCGCGAAGTAATTGAAATGATTGGTTACGGGGACGACAAGACCTTTTTCGGATGGATTGTACTCAACCGCCGGGACCTGATGACAACCAGCCGATACGGAAAGTTCCAGCAAATCCTTGTTACAGGCATTGTTACCGGAACAACTTCCAGCGCATCCGTCCGTTTCCTCTGTTTCGACGGTTCGAAATCGGTATCCGTCAGCCGATTGGGAAAAGGGATGTACCGTATCTATCTTCCTTCTACGTGGGGGCTGTCGAGCCGCTACCTCGTCATGGCTACCGGAATCTATTCCACGGCGGAAAACACTCCGATTTATCCGACGGTAAAAGCAATCTATTCCTACTATTTCGACATTTACACGCAGGATGACGCTTCCCGGAATGACGGCTCGTTCAACTTCCAAGTAATCAGTACGGCGGACTGGGATTTGTAATTTTTTTGAAGCATTGTCACCTGTTCGGCACCCTGCCATGCTATTCTTTCATAAACTCTGCTTTATGAAAATTATCCGCATCACTACGACAAAGACAGCACAGGAACGCACGGAACGTGCCTTCTACAACTTGGATTTTACCATGACCGACGGGGCACTGGAACGTGTGGTGGCTACCGTTTACACTCCCGAGAGCCGCCTCGACAGCGACCCGGCACCGGTCTTCATCGGCACCATCACTTACGAAAACGGCCAAATCTTCTGCTCTCTGCCCAAGGACGCCTCCATTGCCGGTCTGATGGGCGACTTCGAAAACTTCATGGTCCAGATCCAGTCCGCCGTAACGGATGAACACGCAGACAACGAATAGTACGGAAACCTAATTATCAGAATATGGAACTAAACATCAAAGACCGGCTCTACATTCCGGTCATCCTGCCCAAGGAGGGCACGTTCAAGGATTTCAACACCAAGAAAGAGATTCTTCGCAAAATCGAAATCTCCGCCGGTGAGCGCGAGGCGGTCGGCCTGCACGAAAACGAGGAGAACGGGCGCATCGAGTGGGACATCGAGAAAGACACGCCGCTGGCCATCGACTTTGCGGGGGATGAACTTGCCTACCTGAAACAGGCGTGCGAGAAAATCTCAGACGAGAAATTGCCGGACGACATGTGGATTGTCGTGGAAAAAATATATGACGGGAAATAGTATAAACTTATGTTATAACAAGTCCCCTGCATTAACATTAGTCTGGCATTGCCAGACTAATGTTTTACAGAATTAAATAAAATATCGATAATCGTACGTTGCTCCATTATATTGATGCAGTAAATTACCCACCTGTGCCAATGTATTAGAAGTGTCAATTGTTGCTGGCAATTTCGTATATAGATTGAATGAATTCCAATTCATCTTCGTAAATCCTATAATTTCAGAGGCAATAGTAGATAGATCTCCTTTACCATAATACTTAGTTATTTTTAGAGGAGCTGGAATACACCTGCCACCGGGATAGTAACGCCGTCCACCCCGAATTGATGGAACGACACCATGTGTCCATAGTAAAGCATTTCTTGATGACAATTTTATGCACGTTCCGCGCGATACCGGATATGAATCGTCAGAAATATTGTTGTCATAAACTCTTTGTGCTATAAATTTAGCATTGTATTCATAATTGATGGTTATCAAGTCGATGTCTTTAATTCCCGCTTGACTTAGCGCATGGGTAATGCCTTCAATCTCTTCATTTCTAAATGGTGTTCGTTTATGAATGACAACCCGACGAGGTAATTTATCCATGGATTTAACGAACAATTCTCGTATAGTAATTCCAAATTTGAAGGCTTCCTCATAAGTTAAATAAGGATTCTTTTTCCCATCAAATTGAGGTTGCTCAACTTTTGATAATTTGTATCTTAACCCTTGACCTTTTGCGTTGTATATATGGCTACAACCCAAAACGATGTCCACTTTTCCTTTTACTGTTGTTTTGACGCTATAACCAATACCTGCATACGCCGTATCTGAATCAAGACTGGCCAATGCCCAAGGGATACGCATTGCCTTAACAAATAAAGCTAATGACAACCACCAGCAGATTTCACATACCATTGGGTCCTTCAAAGTTTTTTCTTCTATGATTTGAGTTGTAAAACTGTGTTGAGCCGCATAAGCCTTTATATAGTTGTGCAAATCAAACGATTCTCCATCATGTTTGAACTGTTTGTGTAGACTCCAAGAAGTAGGAATGTAAATTACAACTACAATTCCTGGATATTTCTCGGCCAAACTACCGGCCTTATGACATATTGATTGCGCAAGGCTTATTGTATCTCTTGGTGTATCTTCTGTTTTTATCCACTTATCCGTATCGCTGTCCGGAATTTCTAATAATGTTTTATATATACTATGGAATCCTGTATATGGCTGAATGTAATCTGAATTATCGTTAGCTTGTATAGTTGTGTTTAAGCGTTGTAAAAAAGATTTCAAACTATTGGTGTGAGCATTAGGACAAATTACCCCCAGTCTTACATTTTGTGGCAAAACATCTTTTTGCCAAGAATCATAAGGCTTATGATTAGATAATCCTCTCATAGGATTTGAATCTAAAAAAGGCCTATCTGCAAATGTATTTACGAATTCCAATTCAGGTTCTTTGAGTTGAAGGCCCCAATAAATCGTTCTTCTATTATCATACGATCTTGAAAAATATCCTCGTTCAGTGCTGTCTTGATATTGTATTTCGGAAAATCCGCTATTGTTGCTTATTTGGAACTTAAATCCACTGCCAGAATTTTGAGGGAACTCAAAAATAAGACGTGCATTGCCAAATACGATATTTTCCCATTGAATAAGTTTATTGCTATATGCCTGGTTCCACATTTTATCCAGATATATCCGCGCATACTCCTGCTTTTTCTCTTTTGAAACCGAGCGTGGGTTTTCTATATATATTGTTGGCCGCAAGGAAAGCAGGGCGTATTTTTGCTGTGGCACAAAAATAAGTGAGCATTCTATCGCTTCATGTAACAAGGTGCCATTATCATTTCTGAAAATATCTGAGCACCAAAGTGTATTATGTTTAACATCGACATTTAGACCTCGCATTGCTGCAATACTTTGGAGCGTAGCCCTTAAGAACAGTTCTCTATAACTGCTTTTTCGTTCTATGTCCGATGCAAAATCTATGGCTTCTTTCTAAAATAGGTTGTAACTCACTATTACATATTGGCTTATTCGCAACCAATGAACGACACTTCGACGTCCGAGTAACAGACGGGTAACAGAATTGAATGAAAAACCCTCTCAACGCCCGATCTATCGGTCTGTCGAGAGGGGTATTCAACGCAACTGATACGGGGTTATCAGTACCGCAAAGATAGTGATTTATTTGGATTTCTATTGCTTGGCGTAGATTATCGCATTCTCTGCCTCGGTCAAGCCATAATCCCACATTTTGAAAGAGGAGGCGTCGATGACCTTGATATTGCGCTTATCTTCGCGGTTCACTACTTCGCCATCCGTTCCGTATTCAAAGAATGAGATCGTCGGGGTTGCCCCCTCATATTTTACGTCTATTGAGTAATAGCAGGTCGATGAGCCGCTGATCGCTTCAAATCGGGTGTCGGTTATTACGGCGGTTCCGTATGCCGTGAAATCAGGGAAAAGGATTACCGTCGGCTTGATCTCTTTCGGCTCGGAATAGGGCTGAAAGGCGATGGTTTCCGTGTAGGAGGCGGCAGAGGATAATTTATCCTCGTGGAATCCGATATAGGTTCCATTGAGGGTCTGCCAAATCTGTTTGACTGTTTCGTTCATCTCCGGCTGTGGGGCGTCGTCTTTGGAGCAAGTTGCGACGCAAAGGGATAGGAATAGGATAGATAAGAGTTTTCTCATAATATGATGGTTTTATGCTTTCAGGAAATAGACAGGAATAATCGGGAGCAGTGCTTTGTCCTCCTCGCTCATGCGGTCGTAGTAGCGAATCCATAGGTCGATGAACTCGTCGATGTCGATCAGGCGTAGGCAGCGATGCCCGTTGCGGGCCTCTTTCTTGGATTCGCTGGTGAATGTCCCCGATGTAACCAGCAGGCCGACTTCGCCCTCCTTGACGAGAACCCCCAGCAGACTACGGACGACATCGATGGAGATTGCAGAGGTCGGATAATGCTTGACCTGTACTTTCAACTGCGGGGCGGTCGTGCCGAGCGGGTCTCGGTAGGCGATAATATCGACGCCGCCATCCTTGCCTTTCGGGGCGATGAACGGCGTGTAGTAACCCATTGCCCGCAACAGGGCGGCGACCAAATCCTGAAACTCGTAGGGGTTCTTTTTGATGATATACTCCCGAATGCCTTTCGATGCCTGACCTTGCAACATATCCAAATCATCGGGCTGATCCGCATTCTCCTCGATGACCGATACCGCGTGCTCTTTCTGTATCTTGGAAAACTTGCCGTGAAAATCGGCGAAGAACTCTCCGGCTCCGGCGGCAAGAGCTTTCGCACCCTCTTCCGTCAGATGCCAAATCCCGCTCTTTTTGACGAGATACCCGACCTTGCCTACCTCTATCGAATAGAAGTTGAGATACGCTTTCCAGCGGATGACACCGCTCTTGGTTTCCTCTTTCTCATAATCGGTCAGCGGGAACGATGATGCGAGGGTTTCGTATATATCCGAAATCCTCATTTCGCCGCCGTTGGCCTCGATTGCTTTCATGGCGGCAAATACGATCTCCGCCTGCCTTGTTGGTTTCTTTTCGCTCATGCTATCCGTAAATCAAACATTCGCTGCTGTTTCCGGATATGCACACAGAAAAGCGTGGGCGTTCCTGTCGGTTTAGAGGTATCGCCAAACACCTACGGACTAACAAGGAAATGCCCACGCATAACGCAGGCATTTACCATTGTTTTTTAAGTCCGTTGTGAAATTGGCGATTTCCTAAACCTTAAAAACAATAGCAAACGCTATAATATCAAAACTTTTTCAAAGGTACAAAAAGTTTCTGAAATTTGGAGCTATTATTATAATCGGCTGTATTGTTCGCCTTTGCGCCCTCAAATAAACCTCCGAATCAAGGGAAAAATCTTTTTACGGAGCAGTACGAGAATGATGATAATTGTCACCCAAAAACCGCGTATTTGCGTCTGTTGCCACCATGTCAATTTGCGCTCTACCTCGACGATCTTTTCAACCTCGACCTCCCGATCCCGATAAACGATGCTGTCCCGATATTCTATCGGCCGCTGCGTCGGTATTTCCCGATCGTCCGTCTTGTTTTCGAGCGAGTGGGATAGCGACCCGTCGGGGTTGATCCTTGCGTCCGATACCGCTGCCGAGGTTTCGAGGTGGCTCGAATCTTGGCGGACGGTCTGCTCGGTTCGCTCGGCCGGCAGTTGCACCCGTACCGTGTCGGGAATCCATATTGTGCGATGCCTGATCTCGACATGCAGGCTGTCCCGCGTCCCGGTCGAGGTCGTCAGATGTTTGCACGGGCAGCAGGCCGACAGCAAACCGATGATAAGGCACAAAATCAGCGTTCTCATACGATTTCGATTTGGATTGGTTCGCCCCGGTCGGAGGCCGTTTTGAGCATGTCATAGACCCGTCGGAATGTCGCCGTCGAGTTCAGCACCTTGCCGACCTCCTTGTTTTCGCCGACCAATATGCACCCCGCGCTATCCTCGGCGGTATTGCCGATATGGATCAGGATGCCGTCGAACTCCGGCACATTGAGCAGCCGAGGCAGGTAGCCGTCGCAGAATTTGTACTGCGCCCGATCCTTATACTTCGGGGATTGGACTTTCAGCGTGATGTCGTATGTCCCGTAGGGGATAGCGGTTGCGGCATACACTTTCTTTTCGCCATTGTCGAACCGCCCGTTTTTGTTCAGGTCTCGCACGGCATCTTCGATGGTGTCGCAGACCTTTTGCCCGTCGATGTAGAGCCAGCCGATGGTATAGGTCGGCTTCAATGCGATGCGTTTCAAAAGTAGTTTCATAGCCACGCGAAAATTTGAATGATGAAACCTCCGGCCATTGTATAGGCCAAGTCAAGCCAATCCCATCCTTTGTAGCGGTATTGGTCGAAAGCCTCTTTTGCCACCCCTGCGATGGCGGCGAATAAGACGCATATTTCAGCCGTATAGGGAATGACAAGGGCGAAAAAGGCTGCGATTACCGCACCTGCAATGAGGTGCAGGAGTTTGTCGGATGGAATACTCCCCAGCCATTTCAAGATGGCGGTCAGAATATTTTTGATAGTTTCCATGATGTTGTGATGTTAGTTGGATAATAGGGTTGCTACCTGAATACCGCACTTGCGAATAGCCTTGCCGACAGCGGAGGCGTCCATCTGTTTTTGTCCGCAAAATGATATGCCGATTGCTCCGAGCGGCTTTTCTCCTGCATATAGGGCGAGAATGGCGACCTCGTTCACGTTATTCGACTTGAACTTGAAATACATTCGTTCGTCGATCTCCTTGATCGTTTCGATAGCTCCCCAATAAAATCCGTCGTCAAAGACTTTCCCGATAAAAGGGTATTTCGATAGCTGAAAATCAGTATATTCATCATCGACGTTATTGATGCCGTCAGCGACCTCTTCGATTCGCATATCGCCGTATAGGAACGGTAATCCTGATGATAGGTTTTTGCTCCCATTATGCACCTCTATGAGCCATGTACGGTCGGCATCGAGCGCATATAAGAGTTTGCGCAGCATCAGACGAATATCCGCATCTACCTGAATGCGCTTGGCTACCGATTCATCATGTTGCTCTGCTTGGATTGATTCGACTTTATCCAGCACATAGTGCGGATTGGTGATAGTAAGGATGACAAACCCCGTGAGGAGTAAAAGCAAAAGCACTCGCAGAAAGCGGAAGAACCCGTATTTTTCCTCCATTTTGAGCAGCTTTTCGAGCCACCCGATTCCCTTTTCGATTTTCTGTTCCATAATAGGTTTAGATTTATGACAAAAGTAGTGAATAATACCTAATAGGTACTATATGGGCGAAAATAATTTTACTCTTTCGTTGAATATCTGGTGAAATTCTTTAATACCCATCCTCCTTTGATATTGACAAAATCCATCATTTCGCCGGGGGACAATGCCCCGACTTGCGTATAGGAGCTTTTCGTCCCTTTAACCACCATGCAAGGGTATCTGCTGGAATTATACAGCGAGCAGTTATAGCCGTCATAGTCGTCATTCGTCTCCATCAAAACACCGAATTGCGCTCCGGCGGTCAAGTCCATGTAGCAATTTTCCGAAACCTCCAAAACGGTTGTAAAGACCAATGGCGGACAATATGTCGGCACGTATATCGTCTTGTATGACCCGCTCGTTTCAAAGTAATTGGAAACGCATCGTCCGTCCTTATATACTCGGAACTTGGCTCGGTTGCCCTCCATTGCAGAGGGCGTTTTCGCGGTAAAGTCGATTCCGGTATTGCGTTGATAGGTTTCGCCCGTTGTGGATAATGCGAAAATTTGCGCCCCTACGATATTCGTTACAGTTCCTACGACAGAGCCTTTATTGTCGAAACAATTATCCCCATTGCTCGGCGTCGCGCTTTGGGTGTAGATATGGGTATAGCTATTGCTTGTCCATCCGTAATACTCTACATTCCCTTGCTGTGCTCCTGCGAATATCAACGGGTAGTCATCCTCGGAGGTCGGATTATAACCGCAAAGAGCCGCTATTACGTTTTTCAATGCGTCTCTCACTCCCACGAATCCCGAAAGGGCAACACCTCCGTCTATTTCGGTCGTTGCATCTTTGAAAGCCTCTTTGAGATAATCCAAATCTGTCCGTTCGAGGTCGGCAACATCTTTCAGGCTTCCATCCGAGGCGATGAATTTGATATTGCCTCCGATTTCTCCCAGCAGCAGGTCGAAATATGTTTTGCCGTCGGACGATACGATCTTATCCGTCGTAATCCGACCGGGCAGAATCTCCGAGAACCCGTAGAGCGAAACATAGCTTCGTTCGCCGTCGTATTCGCTGTTCAGAATGCCGACCAGCAGATGATAATACCCTGCGACATCGGTCATCTTGATCGCCCTGTCAGATAGGAGAAAATCGCCCTTTACGGTGGTGTCCGTGCGGCTGACTTTGGCATAGAGATAATATTTCTTTGCTCCGTTGTCGAGGTACGGCGAAAGGTATTCGTTCATCTCCCAAACCTTGTACTCCGAATCGGCATGAGAGGACGAGATCGTGCCGATGCCGAGCGTCATGTGCTGGATGAATCCGTGCGGGATATGCAACTGCTTCGCCGTGTTGTCGTAGGTGATACCGTCGCCTACCGCTGTGAGGTCGGTCTTGCTGGCGACGAACCGGAATTGCAGGCTCTCATCCCCGACGAGCATCATCATCGTCTGCACGGTCAGCGGATTGATGGAGTTCGTGAAGTTGTCGAGCATCGAATCCTCCAACATCGCCATTGTTTCCCTGACATCGCGGAACCGACGCTTGGTATAGCTTACGGCGTTGCGGATGCTGTTATCTGTCGCCACCTCATTTTGCCCGATCTCCCGAAGCTGTGAAGATACGCTCTTGCCCGAAACCGAGTTTGAGATTTCGAGGACGGGAGCATACGGCGAGGTGAGAAATTCCTTGATACCCGTGATGCGGATCGGAATGCCGTCGGGGGCGAACTGCTCATCGGTGAACAGAACATATCCGCCGACTTTCAGCCGCCCGCCGACACGGAGCCAATTCTTTTTCGCCCATAGTCCTTGCAGAGTGCCGGTAAAGGTGAATTTCGGGTCTTCGTTCTCATAGAGCTTGCGGGCCGCTTCGCGGAACATATCCCATGATGCCCCAGTCTTATCCGTATTGTTACAGATATAGGAATCCGGCAGCATGATACCGAAAATGGCGTAGGTGTCGCCGACGGCGGGACTGAATGTTTCGTTCGGCATCGTAACCCCGTCGATTTCCTGCGGCACGAGTTCAAAGCGGCGTTCCGAGTGATTGTATTTGAACTCGAACTGCTTGTCGTCGCCCGCGAGCATCCCCTTTTGGAAGATGATCGTCGCCGTCTCGCCCTCGATGACATAATCGTTGAAATTCAGCTCTGCGGGGATGGAATTGTCGATGATGTCGTAGAAATTCTTTCCTGCGTCGATGCACTCGACCGCCGATACTGTTCCCACGCGCGAGGGGTATATCTCGGAGCAATCGAGGCTGTCCTCCTTGACTGCATCGGAAACTTTGTCGATGCGCTCGATGGAATATCCCTCTGCGTCGGATTGATAGATGCGGCCCTCATAAACGAGCGTCTGCGACTTCGGCAACAACAATTCCGCTGAGCCGTATTTTGAGCGGTCGATATTACGATCTCCGCCCTGAACATAGAGCCGTTTGATCGGCAATTCATCGCTCTGCGTGGTGCGCCCGACACCCGGCTCGAAGCCGTTACCCTTGCCGTATGCGAGCGGCAGGGGATCATCCTTGAAATACTCGACTTTATGCAATGAAATCGTATAGTCGTTGATTTCCCACTCGGTCTCGAATTTGTTTGCGACATCCTGCAATGCAGCATCGACGTAGGTGTGGTTGAACTCGACCGTCTGCTCCGCCGCATCGAGGCATTCGCCGACTTTCCAAACTCCGGCTCCGTCGCGCTGGTTGAGATTCCAGACGATAGCTTCGACGAGTTCGTGGGGCTTGGCGCACATCGACCATTTGAGGCGTTTATCGACGGGATTACGCATCTTATACAGGCTCATGTTGTCCTCCAATGTTCCGAGGGTAAGAGTGTATTCGATATTGCGGGTTCCGTTCTTCTTGATGTTTTCCGGCGATCCGAGTTTGTATTTCACGCCTTGATACTCGCACCATGCCCCGACGGGAATTTCGACAAATTCCGATAGGGAGAATTTCAGGACGAGTTGCGGCTTGGACATGAGGGAGCGATAGCGGTAGCTGCTATCGCTCTCCTGTACGTCCAATGTCGTGTTGTTGAAATGCAGGGTCAGCATGATCTGATTTTATTCGATGTTCAGCTCGGCGCAGTCTGCGTCGATTTGGGCTTTCAACGCGGCTCTCGCTGCGAGAAAGTCCTTGTACGAGGCGATCTTCGCCTTTGCCTCGTCGCTCGACTTGGAGCCGCCATATACGCCGAGATTGGCGGCGTTGTACTCGTTGATGAGCTTCTGCTCGTAGTTGGCGTCCCACATCGAGCGGATGACGGCCTCCGTGATCTTGTTGATCGATACGGAAGCCCATACGATTACCTCATAGCAGGAATACTGCGTGCGCGAACTTTCGGCGGCGGGCTGATCTTCGCCCTCTGCCATGATCTGCTGCGGTGCGGCCTCTTCCTGAATATCCCAACGGTAGATGTAGCTGCCGTTGCCTACGGCCTCGAATTTAGACGGCCTTGCATCGTAATACGAACGTGTCATAGAATTGTGATTTAATGATGGTTTTGAGTAAATGTTTTGAGTTGGAGACTTTCGCCCATCCGTACCAACTGCATAATCGCTGCTTGTAGTCCCTTGCGCTGATATTGAGTTTCTTATTCAGACGCGCGGCCATGCGGCAGAAATTCTGCTTGATGGATTTGCGCATGAGCGTTTGGTTGTGGTAGAACACGAACCCGACGAAATCGAGGCCGCGCCCGTGCTTGTCCGCCCGGTTCTCGGCAATCGGAAATATCTGCTCGTTGCCTTTCAGCGTCAGTTTCAAGGCCGCGAGATACTTCTTGATGTCGGCCAGCAGGATGTGCAGTTCCTCTTTCGTGGAGGCGAGAAATACCATGTCATCGGCATATCGGAAATAGTACCGCACCCGCTTCTCCTCCTTGATCCAATGGTCGAAGTAGGCAAGCATCAGGTTTGCGAAGTATTGGCTCAAATAGTTGCCGATAGGCACGCCGTCGGTGCTGTCGATGATCGTATCGAGCAGGGCGAGCGTATCCTTGCATTTGATTTTGCGGCGGATGATGGCTTTCAATACGTCGTGGTCTATCGACGGGTAGAACTTCCGGATGTCGATTTTGAGGCAATATCGGGCGTTTTCCCGGTCTTTGATAGCCCTCTTGACATTCCGCATCGCTCCATGAATGCCGCGCCCCTTGATGCAGCTATACGTGTCTTTCGTGAAGACCGAAACCCATATCGGTTCGAGGATATTCATGATCGCATGATGCAGAATGCGGTCGGGGTAATACGGCAATCGAAATATGATCCTCTCTTTCGGCTCATAGATCGTGAACGTGCTGTATTCGGAGTTTTTGAATGTACGATTTTTCAGCGTTTCATGCAGGGCAAGGATATTCGCTTCACGGTTCTTGTCGTGAAGTAAGACGCCATACGAGCGGAGTTTCCCGCGCCTTGCCTTTTCATCGGCGAGGCGGAGGTTATCCAGCGATATGATCTTTTCGTATAAGTTTCCTATGCGCTTCATTTCGACGCTTTGCTTTTCATATTCGGGGCGTTCGGCAGTTCGGGAGGCCCGAAACCGCCTACTAACTCCTTTTTGAGGTGATATTTTTTGCCGAGAGGCAGGGTCGTTGCTCTCAAAATTTATGTTTTTACCTTTCTGAAAATCATTGGCGAGACCTGACATTCGCATTCGTATTCGAGGGCGTGTTATTCGAATTCGCATACGCAAAACCGGCATTCGCGCTGTTATTCGCATTACCGCTGAACAGGACACCGCAAGAGCAACCAACCTTTATACATCCATTACTCCAAGTAGTACCGCGTTCCAGATGCCCGCATCGTTACCCGTCGCGGGAATTTGTCCATCTCCCGAATCTTGGCGAGGACATATTTGATTTCCCGCGAATTGGTGAAGAACTTGCGTGCGTCGCGGTCGGGGTCGTCCCGATTCATCTTGATCTTGACGAGCGTCCGATCTGATCCGAACTTCGTTTTCACTCCTTCGATGTAGTCGCAGACCCAAAAGGTGAGGTTAATCAACTTCTGCTGCGTTGTTTCGGGGCAGTTAAAATGCTTGTTGGTTTCGTCGGCGGGGATTTTCAGGAAATCCAGCGAACCGTCATCTTCCATCGGATTATGGTTATTCTCCATTGTCGTATCGTTTAATTATTGGCCGAGCGTGTTTTCTGTGGCGTTATCCGTTATGCGGGGATAAAGCAAAGGCGAGACCCGACATTCGCAGACGTAGACGAGGGCGCGTCATGCGAAGCCGCATACGCAAAACCGGCATACGCGCCGTTATACGCACCACCGCCGAACAGGACACCGCGCAATGCTTCGGCCGTCGGGATGTTGGTATAGTGGTAGTCGCAGAAATAGGTCGAAGAACCGCCTCCTACGACGGAGGGCATGATCTCTCCTCCCTCGCCGAAAATCACCTCTTTGACATATCCCTCTGCGCGGGCCTCGTTGCCTACATGGGCGTAGCCGTCGTAACCGCTATCCGAGAATTTGGCCGGATCGGTGCAGACGAATACCTTGCTCAACCCGTCGCCGCCATTCTCCTCGGTCGGGCTGATCCGGATGTTGATGCCGTCCGTCCATTGCCAAACATGACCGAAAGGATTCTCGACACCCCGATAGCGCGGAACCATGACCGTGCATCGGGTCGATCCGTCCTCATTGATGACGGGGTATGCTACCTCGCCCGTGCCGTTTCCGAGTTCGTCGGTATGGCCGCACGGCACGAACGGATAATAGCCGTTGAATCCGCTCCAATCGGACATGTTTGTTACACCTGCTCCGAGGCCGCCCTGCGCATAACCGTTGCTGTCCTTTTCCGCATTGAATGCCGCCTGCGAGTTGAGCGTGGCATATTCGATGGCGAAGAGCCAATACAGTTCTTTTTGGATGTCGTAGGTCATGCAGTTCCATTCCGTCGAACCGGACTTGCGTTTGCGGGCGTAATTGCGGAAATTGGTACGGGAGATACCCGTCGCCGGGCGTCCGAGGAACGTGCGATAGGTTCCGTCATACGCCGTATTGTTGTTGCCGCCTCGGTAGTCGGCATCCATATTCACGACCGAGCAGAGGGTCGTCGTGCTGCGCTGTATGGTAGCCTGATACGCCGAAACGTATCTATTCCCTGGGACGAGACGATAGCCGGGGAGAGGGTACTCGCTGATGCGTACCCGCCGCTTCGTGCCGTCAGTCTCGAATTTGCGGTAGTGCATGGGAAGTTCGACCATGACCTGACCCCGCGAGCCGTCGCGCGTCTGTCCCGTCCAATTTGCCGGATTGAGATATTCCACGACCTCGCCGTCGTCGTTGAGCAGGCAGCCTTTCATCCGGTTGTGGATCGGCAGGCTCTTGTGCAGGGAGAGATTGCCGATACGGGTGCAGGCAGGCGAGGATACAGCGGTGTCGAACTCGATGCCGTAGCTGCATTCCTCCTCCATGTAAGGCAGGAGCGTTGCGAGCGCGGCCTTTTTGCTCTCGCCGTCCTCCAATACCTCGCAGATGAGATTGAACGGGTTAGTCCCCGATACGTCGGGCAAGTCGCTCAAACGCTTGCCGTTCTGAAAAGCCTCGATGATCTGTTCGAGGATAGCTTCTTGTGCTGCTGTCATAACTATTTGTTGTTTAAGAATTTGAAAACCGTTTTACCTTTCGTTGCGATGAACATCACCGACGATGCGGTATTCAGTCGCATTTTCTTCTGCTTACGGGATGCCGCCCATTGGCGCAACCGCCGCGATAGGGATATGAATACCGATGCGATCATACCTTTTCGACGTAAGTTCCAGCACCCCAATAGAGGTCGTGAGTGTTGAGAAAATCCGCATTCGGCGCAATCGCTTTTATCGCCATCGGCGACCAGTCGTTGAGAACTACCGGGGCGTCGGAAAACTCGTCGTCCTGATAGCATTTTACGCTCAATACGGCATCCACGCTGGAACTGCTGTATTTGGGCCTGATGTAGAGCGAGAACAGTGCGTCATTCGGCAGGCTGAACCCATTTGCGAGGCTTTCGATCTTGCCATGCGAGAGGATGCGCCCGCCGTTCATAAATTCGCTGATGTAACCTTGTCTTCCCATAGTTTGATGTTGTTTTAATTGAACCTGAAATTACCGTTTGCCGTGAGGCGGATCGACGAGAGCGTTACCAATCTGACCGTAGGCTCCGAAACTTTGATCTGAATCGTCTTGTAGAGGGCTACGTTACAGGTCGGGATGACATGGATGATGCTAATCCCGGCGGCGAGGATCGTGATACGCCCGTCGGGAGTTACCGATACGGCTTTGTCATCGCCGAGGAACAGCACATTCGGCTTAACACTTGCCGGAGCGAGCGTCGCGCGGATGAAATTCTCCGCCATATTGCCGACCAGCAGGCGCGAGGGGTATTCTACCGTCATCGCCGTAGGTACGAGGTTCAGCGGCTCCAATTCCGCAGCGGCGGCGATCACCTCCTCGCAATCCTCTTTCGCCTCAATCGCGGCGGCGGTGGCATTATTGGCATTCGTCGTCGCGGTATTGGCGGCGGTCGTAGCAGCCTGCGCCCTTTGCGCGGCATTATCGGCCGTCTGCGCTGCGGAGTTTGCCGCGCTGGTGGCATCGGTCGCATTTTTCGTCGCCGACTTCATCCCCTCGACGACCGACTGGATATATTCGAGCGACACCTTGACGCTCTTGTTGAATATATCGACGCCGATAGTCCACAGCCCTTTGAATGAGGTGCATTCGGGGAGTTCCGATATTTTCTTCTTTATCATATCCTTGTAGAGTTAAATTCTAAATACGATGAGGCCCTCTTCCGGCTCGGTTATCACGACATCCTTATCCTCGGTCGCCAATACGCAGTAATTACCGTCGGGCCGCGAATCGGGAAAGGTCAGGGTTACGGTGAACTCGCACCACACCCGCCCGTTGCGGCGAATATCGAATCGCGTTACCGTATTGCTCTTGTAGTAGCAATTATACTCCTCCAAAGCGTTGTCGTTGTATAATTTGCGTAATTCGGGTTTCAGCAGGGCGGTGAAAAGCGCATACCAGCGTTCCCAAAATTGAGCGATGCTATCGGCATAGATAAAGAGCTTCATCGCAACGTCTTTCGCCTTGTAGAAAACCGATTCTCCGTCATAGTCCACTCCGGGCCGATTGGTTACATCAATTTTCAGATTCTCGCGGACATTCGGGGCTTTCTGAATATTCCGATCCGTGCCGTCGAGGACATAGACCCCGAAGCGGGAAAAATCGACATCATCCATCTCGTAGCCGTTTTGCTTGAAGCCCGTCGGGGCTGTTGCATAGGGAGCTTGATTCAGCAGCGTATTGTACTCGTTCAGGCTCTCGATGTCCGTCTCATCGGTCGGATAGACGGGCGGAAAGTCATCGGCGAAATTCAGCGTGATTTTTCCGAGCTGGATTTTGGCGGACAATGCGGGATTGGTCAGAAGCCGCAGTTTGTAGGACTTGCCGAGTTCGGCGAAGTCGAAGATATGATATGCCCCATCGGAAAGCACCTCGAACAGATCGCTCGCGCTCAAAATATCGGTGATGCAAAACGGTATCGAGAATGTCTTGCTGTCGAGGATCGGATTAGAGAGATCTGTTTCCTCGCCGTCATATTCGGGCCATTCGGTGCTATTCAGTTTTTTGAATGACGGCATCTGTACGAGTGCCTTGTACCCGTACTGCTCTACGAAGATGCCGTATTCGCTGAACGCATCCAGTCCGTCTATGAACAGCTTGCCTACCATAGGATTTTCGCGTTGTCCTGAACGATGTAACTCACCTCGGAATCCTTATCCTTTTCGACCTTGACGACCGCATATCCCGATGCCGCGACGGAGGCTTTTGCTCCGCACATTAGGAATAGCCGATTTCCGGCGGTTTCGCGGTATTTCAGCTCGGCGGTGGTATCTCCTATCAAAAAGACTTTCCGAGCCTCCAAAAGCGAGATTTCGCCACTGTCGATATATACCCCGTATCGCTCCGGGTGGTACTTCTTGAATCGTCTGAATGTGGCGATGTTGGGGAAGTTGTAGGCCGTCATAAATTCGACCCCTCGCGGGGAGAACATCAGCCCGATCAACTCTTCCAATGTCTCGTCGCCTTTGAACATGTCGCAGGCTTCGAGTTTTGCGGCCATTTCATACTGCCCGCTATCGGCGCATTGGGCTTGGGCGGCATCTTTGGCCGCCCTCCATTCCCTCTGTATTCGTCTGATGAGTTCTTTCATTTAGCTGCGGAGTTTTAATCCTTTCCGGTCAATATCATCAACCGTGTTTTTGATGTCCTTGATATTCTTATCGACCCTATCGAGCTTGTCGTTGGCCTCGGAGGTATTCTTCTCAATGCCCGTCAGTTTGTCGAGGACGGCATTGCTCGTGCGATTCAGGTCATTCATGCCTTGTACGAGGGTATAGGTATGCCCCTGAATGGTCGTCAGGCGGGCGTTGTTCTCATCGACGCTATCCTGCGACGCGGTGGCGATCCCCTTGCTCATTCCCTCGCGCTCGGCATCTCCCGTGAAATAATTTTTAAGGCTATCGGACAGACCTTGATAGATCGCGTTGAACTCTTCTCCGACCTGATTGAGTTCTCCGGCAAATCCATTCATCGAACCGATCACGGCGTCGATGCCTTTGAACGAGCCGTCATTGCCGAACCATTCTTTTTTGTATCTGTCGAAAATGCCTCCGATACGCTCTTCCAAATACTTCTGTACGAGCATTCTTTGCAGAACATCGGCGACAATATCATTGACCTTTTTGCGCCATGCCTCCATCGCATCCTCTCCCTGCTTGGCCGCTTCGAAGAAAGCATCTCCGAGTTCCGAGGCAAGGTCGGCGGCGGTATAGCCGATGATGTCTTCCAGCATCTCGTTGATGATGGATGCCATCTCTTGGGCGATCTCCTGAATCTGTCGCTGCCACTCCTCGATCTTGCCGTGATCGGTCTTTTTCTTGCTTTGCTCCTCATTGATCTGTTTCTGAATGAGTATCTGCTGCTCTGCAAGGTTTTCGAGCTGCTTGCGGCTTTCGTCGTATCTCTTCCCTCCGAGGGCTTTATCGGCGGTATAGGCTACCTTTGCATACGCATCGGCAATCTTCTCGATGGATTTCTCATATACCTCGCTATCGTAGCGCATCCGGGCGATCATCCGTGTCCATGAGTTGCCGTACTGCTGTGATGTGAGATGCAGACGCAATACCTCCTGCGTGGTTTCGGCGTAGATGTCCCTCAATTTCTGCACGGCATCCCCGACATTATTCTGCAAGCGGACGGTATCGGCATTGTCGAGTTCCCATTGCAGTTGGTCGATGCGGCGTTGCAGGTTCTCGATTTCTTTCTGCTTGGAATCGTCATCGTTGAAGAGGTTGGCGATGGCCGTAGCGACCTGCAAAGCCGCCGAAATAACGGCGAGGATAACCGATGCTTTCTCGATGGTTGATATAGAGGCGGCTCCGGCTGCTGCTGCGGCCGTTGCACCCTGTGCCGTTGCATCAACGGTAGCTTCTACGCCCTCGGCGACGCCTTTGCCGACATCTCCGATGGCATCCATGACAGTCGATGCGGCATCCAATACCGCGTCAATAGTATCGAGGGCCTTGCCGATACCATTTGCGACATCATCGGAGAATATCGCCGCGAGGTTCTGCGCTTGGCCGCCGATCCCGGAAATCACGCCTCCGACAGCCCGCAGTTGCGTTGCGAAATTCTTGTAGGAAACGGTGATATTATTACGTGCGGATAATGCCCGCTGTTCAGCCTGCGAGTTGCGCTCCGTCGCTTCGGCAACGCGGAATTTCGCCAATTTCAGGTTTTCTTCGGCTTCGCGGTACTTATCGCTGTCCTCCGTGAGAGTACCCAAATCAATCTGCTCGCGGAGGGCCTGCTCGACGGCGAGAGCTTCGTTGTATTCCCGCTGCGCGGTCGTGATCCCATCCTGCGCGTCGTGCCATGCCTGCAATGCGGCGACGAACTCCGTTTTGGCGTTGCCTATGTCCTTGATCGACTTGTGCAGGGCGACAAAGGGGTTTCGAGAGGCGATTTCCTCCTCCATCTTGGTAATCGCTTCTTGATAGTCCTTGATCTCGGTTGCGCCCATCGAATCCTTGTTCGAGGCGAAATAAGCCTTGATCTTGTCGAGGTTGTATTGCAAGGTCGATAACGACTGTTTTCCGAGGTCGCCGAATACGCTCTCCCAGTTGATCGACTTTTTGAAATCCGCAGATTCCAATGCGGCAAACTCGGCGTTCATCTGCTTAATCGCGTTGTGCAGGTATTCGGTCGGCATAGTGGATAGTTTCTTCGCCCACTCCCGATTGAGTTTCTCGATCCTCTGCTCGACCGTGCCGTATTCGTCAATCAGCGCGTCGGTGTATTTCCTGCGGATTTCGGCCTTTTCCCGCTCTCCCTGCTCTGTGATGGCCGTTAATACGCGATTGAACTCCTCGGCGATTTTAGGGTCTTGGAGTAACTCCTTGACGTAATCGTCGATAGTCATCTTGCCGCGCTTGGAATTGGCCCATTTGACCTCCGTCGCGCCTTTCTGCGACATGTAATATTGCTTCTCGGCATCCTGCCTAACCTTGGCGAGTTGGCGCAACTGCTGACGCCACGCATTACGCTTGCGGACGGTATCGAGTTCTATCTGATTGAGTTCTTTGGACTGTCCCTCTGCCATCGCCTCAATCGTATAGTCGGCTATCTCGCTATGCGCATCCTTGATATACTGCTTGACCGCTTTCTTCCATTCCTCGATGGATTTCTTTTGCGTGAGAGCCGCCTTTTTCGGGTCGAACTTGTCTTTGGACGGGTCGATATGGAAATCGAGGTCGTTATCTTTTTTGAACTGAGATGCTTTTTCCTGTATCTCTCCCCATTGTTTTTTCCAGTTTTCGTATTCTTCCTGCGCTTCATTTATGGCCTTTTGCGCTGCACGATTATCTCCGCGCTTTCCACGCCACCACTTGTTGAAATCGCCGTTTTCGGCCTTTGCTCTGACCTCTTGGAGCTTGATATATGCTTCGGTCGTTTTTGTCAAAAGAGCTTGCGCCTGTGCTTCGAGCATGAGCATTTCGCAATACTTCTCGCCCTTTTGCTTTAAGACGGTTTTCCATTCGGCAAGGGTTTTATAGTAACCCATTGCCTCCCCGTATTTGGAGTTCAGCTCTTTGACAACTTCTTTCTCCTGCGCTTTTGTCCCCTTGAAGCTTTCGAGTTTGTTTTTGTAGTTCTCGATCTCCATAGAAGCCTTGATGTAGGCTTCGTTGCCTGCTTTGAGGATTTCTTGCTGCTCCTCGAATTTCTTATCGGCTTTCGATGACGCCTCAAACGCTTTCATCAGCCAATTCACGAGCGACCCCAAAAGAACGACCAATGCTCCGATGCCGGTAGAAATGAGCGCGGCCCGCAGACCTTTCATTGCTACGGACATGGCTTTTGTAGCGACGGTTCCGGCGGTCGTCGCGGCAGTCTGTGCCGTTGTCGATGCGGTATTCGCCACTTGTGCGGCCGTCCCTCCTGCGGTAGCTGTATTATTGGCCGTCTGCGCCGCAGTATCGGCGGCCGTCGCCGTTGCATTGGCTACCTGTGCTGCGGTATTGATCTCGGTCGCGGCGGTTTCGGCGGCCTGCTCGACGGCACTCTGTCCCGTGAGCTTGTTCCACCACTCTTTGAGACCATTCAAGGTAACGAGGGTGAATGCCGAATCTTTATTGAGGGTTTGCTGTATCTGCTGCAATCCGATGGTAATAGCCATGAGGGATTGCACCTTGACCATGATCTTTTGCAAATCCTCATTCTCGCCCGCGAAAAGCGACATCGTGCCCTGTGCTACGGAGAAAGCCCCTGCGACACCTGAAAGTCCCGAAATAAGACCCTGCATACCGCGCTGGTCATGGGCGAGGATCGTTGCCTGCGCCGTGGCGTCGGCCCATGCGTCGGTGAGTTTTCCCGCCTCTTCCTGCAAGGCGCGATACTGTGCCGTGCCGCGCTGTCCCGATGCCTCCATCATTACGAGTTCTTCCCGTAATTGCCTCAATCGGGTGCGGAGCGATACTTGGCTGTTGGCACTCTTTTCGGCGGCCGCGGCCTCTTTCTTCAACCGCTGTTCGGTCTGATAGAGTTCGTCGCCGACTTTCTCGGCCTCGGTAACGATTTTCTTGCGTAACGCTATATTCTCCTTGATCGCCGTCTGCTGCTGTTTGAGGGCATCGTATTCGGCCTGAATAGCGGGAGTTGCGGCCTGCCGTCCGAGATTCGAGATTTCGGAGCCGAGCTGCCGATATTGCTCCTCCAACGCCAATACGGACGAGCGGTTGGTGTCAATCACTCGGTCGAGTTCGGCGTATGCGGTGTCGATGGTGGAAAGGGATTGCGACGCATTTGTGACGACTTCGATATTCAAGGTCGGGACGTTGGCGAGCAGTTGAGAGATTTTGGAAGTCTCAACTTCAACATTGGAGGTCAATCCAGCGACTTTCCCCTCGATCTGCTCGATGCCGGCATCGAAGCCGGACATATCTATCGCCGTGCCGAAACTTAATGCGCCGTCGTCGTTTTTCATATTCTTACAATCTCCTCGTCATCTGTGAAATCCGTGAAATTTTCAGGGTTATTCGCGTCTTTACTGCCATCGTAAAGCGGCGCGTTGCCGTTCTCGCCTTTGTCGCCGGGCATCGGCATTGCACGGCTATACATGATCGCGTTTACATAACTGATGTCGTATAAAGCGTATTTCTCTGTTACTCCGAGCGTTCTTGCGATTCCGAGAACGGTAGCCCAAATGCTGTCGTTCAGCCTTTTACCACTTCCTTTGTCGGTTTGAGGATATTCGCCTCTGACAGGGAAGTGGTAATGGCGAAAAAACTGCTGATCTCCATGTCTTGAAGCCGTTGTACGACGACGTTGAACAGAACCGTCGGACGGACGTTCTCTAAAATGGCTTTGGCGAGTTCCGCCCGTTTGTCGATCTTGATTTTCTTCTTGCTCTTGCGCTTGATGAGACCGAACAAATAGCGTTTCTCCTGCACGACGACGCGCTCCTCGGTGAGGCTCTTCGCTCCGAGGATAAGCGTCGCCGCGATGTCGCCGAGAGGCCGGAAAAACCGCGCATGATGCAGTACGGAATTTACGATCTCGGTTTTCTCCACTTTCTCCACAATCGGGAGGGAGGCGATGAACTCCGAAACGACGATGAGCGTTGCGATAGACGGCGGCGCTATTTCGTAGGTGACACCCTCAATCTCGATATTCCCTACATTTCTTTCGAGTATGGCCGATGCGACGCGGCTTTCGATAGTAGTCTGTTCCATATTCTGAATAAAATTGCGGAGGGTGGAGGATTCGAACCTCCGAAGCCTGACGGCTTGCCTCGTTAGCGGTGAGGTGCATTCAGCCACTCTGCCAACCCTCCGGATTGCGGTTTCTCCTCCAACCGCAAAGGGCGTCTTTCCGCTTGTCAGCATCTTGCGATGTTATGCCCCTGCTTGCGCGGCCCAGTCTGCGGCCTTGACGCGGAACTTCTTGTAAAGCTCCCCGTCGGAGCAGGCGAGCACCTTGAACGTGAGATCGACATACGATCCTTCCTCCTCGGAGCTGCCCGGTCGGAACGAAACATGCGACCGACGAATCTTGATGCCGATAGCACCGATATTCTTGGGCGTGAGCTTCACGGAAAAGTCGTCCGATACGACGTTGGTCTTGACGGTCAGCTCGTCGCCGTCCTCCGAGACCTCTGCCCCGTTGAACATCTTTTCCTTGTCGAAGTCCATCTCCTTGACGCGGGTCGTCAGGGTAACGACCGGCTCGCCCTCCTCTTCGGCAACCACGATCCCGCCCGTTGCCGTTGCGGTCAGCGTTTCGCCGTCCTCGGTGGCAAGCGTCGTCGATTTGTCGTTGATCGTCCCTACATCGGTCAGAGTGGCGGCCATCGCCTCGTCGTCGCCGGTCTTGCCGACTTCGATTTTGCACTTCGACCACGACATGATGATTTTCTTTGCCATAATCCTATTCTGTTATGCGGTTAAACTTGATTCTTGCGTATATGAAATGCTGCTCTATTTCCTCGTTGCGCATCGTCGTCGGTGTCGTATCGGTTTCGAGCCAGTATTCCGTACCACCTGCGGTTTCTACGAATGCGAGAAGCAGCTCCTCCAACTTGCCGATGCGGTTCTTGTCGGGAACCATCCGGCCGTCGGCATGAGGTATATCGGGGACATAGAGATTGAAGATCACCACGCCCGTTTGTACCTGTTCATCAAGTCCTGCGAGGAACTTGACGATCAAATCCTCCGTCGTGGCATTGGCAGGGCGCATTTCGGGTCGGTAAACCTTTCCTTTGATGGCCTTTCCGAGGTCGCTATTCTTGACGAAAGAATAGAAATCCCGCTCAATCTGCATCTCCGTTTTTATCATCTCGCTATTCGATTAGACCGTTGAGTAATTTCTTGGCAAGCGATTCGGCTTTCAACTCGGCGGAGGTGAGAACGTCCTTGTGGTGGACTGCTTCGACATACGCGGCGTATTTCATGCCTGCGCAGACGATCAGAACCACGCCCCACGGAAATTTCGCTTGCAGACTTTGGAGCAATGCTTCGGCGGCGGGCGGGCCGGCTTCGCCGTTGCCATCCTTGCCGCTGTATTGCTTCGAGGCTCCCGTCACGACGGGCTTCCCGTCCACAAGCACCACATAGCCTATTGATGACCTCAAATTGCCGGTAATATCGTTGTAGCTGCCACTCTCGCGGGCGATTCGTATGCACTCCTCCCCGATGAAAGAGAGTTGCTTCACGAGCAAGGCGACGATGTCTTTCATCTTGGCCTGCAATCCGGCTTTCAGCTTGCGCATGTCCGTTTTGCTGACGATGACGCCCTTGTATTTGCCGTGCGAGGTAGCGACTTTCGCCATATCACACCACGATTTGAGTTCTGCCTACGGTGGTGAGAGGTTCGGCGTTCATCACGCGGTATTCGCCGAGATTTTCGCCCATCCTTTCGAGTTTCACCCGATTGTAGGGGAAAGGGATGCACTCAACAAGGATCGTAAACGAAGCCTGCCGAAATTCGCCGTCTTCGTAACGCCCTTTGCGGTTATCGCTGTTGGTCTTGATGGAGCAGGGGATAGCCTCGCTCCATGCGGATTGTGCCTTGATAGGCTCGCCCCATTCGTCGATACCGCCCTCGGTGAGTATCTCGTAGCGCAATGTGCCGTTGTATCTCATATCACCATAGATGCGTGCCGTCCTCGATCACGCGCATATAGTCGGAAAGAACCTCATCCGCATTGAGACCATAATAGCCGCACCAAATCGAAAGGCTCTGTTTGAGGGCTTCCTCGCTCATTACGGAGGTCGATACGCCGTTCTCGGAGCGGCTGTTTTCGACATATCCGATGACAAGGCGGGCGGCAACCCGAAAGATCATAGGGTCTTTCGGGGTCGCCTCGGCCTTTGCGTCGATGCCCTCGTTGAAGAGCGCAAATTCGATGGTCGCGTTATCAGGATAGAATGTGTTTGCTATCGCATTGCACAAACTCCTCGTTGCGGTAAGGTTATCCACGGCTACTGCTGCGTTTTGAGGGTGTAGATGCCGTTCATTTCCGTAATTACGGGCAACGAGAGCGATTCGGCCTTGGTGAACTCAACGCCGTTGCTACCCTGCGTTTCGCCCACGCCCCATTGCGAGACGCGGATACGCCCGTAGTTGGAGTACGCTACTCCGGCCTCCTGTTTCAGCTCGTTGTTCGCCCATGCGTTTTTGACGATGCCGAGCTTGCCGTCGGGAATGAAAACCATGTTCTTCTCGTTCCACGGCGTATAGGGGACGCGGAGTTTGCCTTTCTGAATGCGAACCTGACGGCGGATAGGCTCGAAAACAGGGTAGCTGTTCTCCTGCATATAGGCGTTCAGGTCTTTCAGTTGCACGATCTTCGCAGATTTGTCGGTTCCCCAGATCATCTGCTTGATCTTCTTGCTGCGGCACATGTAGGAGATGCGCGACGGAGCGCAGAGGATTTTGCCGAATACGGTTTTGTCCTGTGCGGCGTCGATGATGCCCTGCACGTCCTCGAAGCAGTCCACCGTGTCGAGATTGGCATCCGTCCACGGGGTTTTGGACGACGCGATATTCTCGGCGGGCTGGTTGAAGTTGATCGTGCCGCGCACGCCACCTTCGGGGTTGATGTTGTCGTCGAGTTCGACGATACCCTCGTTCGAGAGCGGGCGCAGGAACAGGATGTCGAGCTTTGCGAGAACGGAACTTACGACCGTCGTCGAACTGCCCCACATCAGTTTGATGAGCTGCTCCGTCTTTGCCTTGTCGGGGAGCGACTTGCTGTCGAGGATTTGCAGAACCTTACGATAGTCCTGAATCGTCATCGGCAGCGTTACGGCATGATTGAGGATGCGCTCTTTCACGGTTTCCAACCCCTCCGTACCGAGGATAGCCTCTTTCGACTGATCGCCGATGGTCGGAGCAGCAACAGTGATGTTGTACTGACCGATGATCTCCTCGAAGTCGAGGCCGATAGTCGGGGTGTCCCAGTCGAGGAAACGCTCGAAGATTACGTTGTCGAAAAGCTGCTTGTGCAGTTTCGAGGCGGCATCGAAGCGAGCTTGTACGTGCTGCGTCAATGCGCCAAAGATTGAGCTATAAAGAATTTCGGGCATGATCGTTACTGTTTAATGAACAGAATGTTCGGGTTTGCTTTGAGGCATACCTTGCCGGGATTGATGAGCCAGTCTTCCAGCAAAGGGAAGTTCAGGCTCGGATAGAGGACTACCGCCTCGTATGCGGCATCAATCGTCGGGAGGCCCTTTCCGGTGAACTCCTTGGCCGCTCCGACAACCATGTTGGGTGTATAGCGAGGCGCGGCAGGGATGGGGTCGGAACCCGAACCTCCGCCTGTTTCGGCATATTCGGTTGCCTCTACGAGGATGTCGCCCTCGGCCAGCCCTGCGATGGCGGATGCGAACGTGATGACATCGTACCCGGCATTGGCCGTGTCGATGGACTTGATGATCGGGGATTTGTCGGTTACTCCGAGTTTCATTACTACGTCGCCTGCGACGAAGTAATGCCCTTTGGCGACGCGGGGCGCGGTGGTCGTGCCTCCTTTGAGAACCTTGGCGGTCTTGCAAACGGCGGCACTCATCGCCTCGAAATCGACATAGATAGGAGTTCCCCGATGCAACACCGTTCCGACGGGGAAGTTCTGCACCGGCTTGAAGCCGCCCGGCAGAATCTTGCACTCGCCGCGCCAAATTTCGGGCGTGTGGCCCGATAGCTGCGTTTTCTTGAAATCAATAGCCATTGTTGCAATCAATTTAAGGGGTGAATGATTCGGAGCTGTTACTTGTTGGGAAGACTTTCGGCCCAAGCCTTGGCGTCGGCTTCCATTGCCTCCTTGCTACTTCCTGTTTCATGCGCCTGCTCCTTGGGCATGAGGTTGTTGGTGACTAACTCCTGCTTGTAATCCGCCAGCTCCTTGTCGAGGTCTGCATCCTCTGCGAATGAGACTCGCTTCATCAGGTAGTCGGGGATTCCGAGCTTTTTAGCCTTTGCCGAGATTTCGGCCTGTCGCGTGGTCTTTGCCTTTTCCGCTTTGAGCGCGGCGTTCTCGGTTTCGAGATCGGTCAATTTTTTTTGGAAAGGCTTGAACCATTCGGGGGCCTCATCTTCATTTCCGCCCTCATCTTCGCCCTCGTCGTTGGATTGCGGTTTCTTTGATTGCGGTTTCGGACGTTGCGTCTTCCTCGTGATCTCCCCCTGCATTGCCTTTGCATAGGGCACGAGCGAATCCACTTTCGCGGCGATGTCTTCGTCCGAGGCATCGTCGGCAAGACCCTCCGCCCCGATCTCTACGAGGTCGTCGAGTGCCTTGTCAGTCAGTCCCATATCCTTGCATTTTTCGGATAAGAGCTTGCGAAATTTCTTTTTCATAGTCGAAAAAAATTGTTAAAACGTATCGTTACGGACAAAGGTAATGAAAAATATCTATTAGGTATCTAAAATTTCGACAAAAATTATCTGTGTGGTTATGATATAGTTATCCGTAAATACACGTTTTTGACTGATTTTGAGCGCACTTTTTCTGCGAAAAAAGTTGCTTACTATAATAGTTGGCTATATATTTGCATCATCAAACAGATACTTAATAAGTAATAAATAACGACCAAAATTTATAATAGGCTATGACACGAGAAGAGTTTACCGAAAGAGTTGGCTTGAATGTATCGGACGGAATTTTTGAGGTATGGAACGGGGTGTATATGTCCTCGGATAAGGACAAGGACGAGTTCTGCAAACCATTCGCCACCAAGAAAGGGCATCTCGATCTTTCCCGGTCAATGGTGATCGAAATCGCCGAATTGAAGAAAAAGATCAGAGTGCAAAAAGAGAGCTATGATCGGCAGGTAGAACTCGCAACGTCCTATCAGGATAAGTATTACGCGGAAAAGGCCAAGCACGATGAGTTTTACAAGAAATATGCGGAAGAGTGCGAAAAGCGATACGCTCTCGAAAGAAAGCTCGAACAGATAATGAACCTAATCAACGCATAATCATGGATAAAGCAAGACAGGCCAAGGCGGAAAGCCTGCATGAATGGAAGTCCCAAATGGCGGACTTCCTCCTCGAAAGAGCGCAGAAATTCGGCGACATTACCCTCCATATCAAAGCGGCCGATTTGATTGGCATGAAAGAGGTGATCCGTCGGAAAATCATCAAGGGCCTGCCCTTGTGGGAGGTCGATAGGGTTTGGTTGAAAAATAATCTCAAATAATCGCAAGTATGGAAAAGATCAAAATCAAGCATGTAGGATTCGATTCATGGGATCGGGAGGTATTCCAAACGCAGAAAGGGACGTATGTCGTGGATATAAGTTTGGACTATTCGCATCAGAATATGAGGCTCTGCACGAAGAACAACAACGAGTTCGACGGGGAACCGGACACGGCCCTCAAAACCGACGCATTCGAGATCGTCGATGATTTCGAGGCCGAGCAATAATCGCAAACCTTAAAAATTCAACTCAACAATGGCAAATTCAATCAACGTAAACGGGTGTTCCGTCTGCCAGCCGGGGCGAGAGAACTACACAAGTTTCACGGCCAAAATCGGCCGGAAAACGGTCAAAAGATGGCAATACGACTACCGCACGGAGAGCGGCGAGCTTTTCTCCTGCGTCGGGGTATCCCTCGATAGCTGCCGCGCAAAGCGGGATTTATGGCTCTCTCAAAAGCAGTAGGATCATGGCAACGAAAAAGACGGCAAGAACCTACGAGGTTACGGTCGATATGACGTGGTCGCAGTCCTATACGGTCAAAGCCAAAACGGCGGCCGAGGCCCGGCGCAAGGCATGGGGAAAATTCAAACGGCGTCCTCCGAAATCCTGCTTTACGCTCATGGAGGACAGAATCGACGAATAATAATCAACGCAACAGATATGGAAGAGAAAGATATTAAGACGGTCAAGACCACGCGGGGCGAACTCCGATACTATCGGGATTGGGGTAATTACGACGGGGGTGTTGTAATGCTGAACGCCCAAACTATCGACCGCTACAAGGCGATCAAGAACGAGCATCCCGATGCTGATAAATGCGGGGTTTTCTTCGCTTTTAGCAGAGAACAGTTCGCCGAGGGATACAAGCATTTGGTAGAACTCGGACACATCAAAGACGGCGATAAAATATGCCAAGATAAGGACACGGGAGCTTTCGGTACAAAGGACGGACTTGCGGCATTCTTCAAGTTCTACGACGATAGCCGGGCGGCTATCCCGAAAGAATGCGATCCGCAGGAGGTTTATTTCTACGAATACAATAACCACGAGTGCATGATCGCATGGGATGGTGATAAAGAAGCCTATGACCTTATCGTCGGGTATTGGGGTGAGGAAGTAGCAAAGACTATTGAACGATTATAAATTAAAATTCAACGCATTATGGAAACGACATTGAACAACAAATTTTTCGACTTCGAGAAAGCAAAGGTGCAGCCCCTCTCCCTCGATCAACTGGCGCGAACCCACAAGGAGAACGACATCTACGGCAAGCCGCTACGGGGCATTTACCACTATGATTTGCTGAATCAGATTATCGGCATGTGCAACGCGCAGAATTATGATGTCGAGGTTTACGACCTCTTTGCAGCGCAGAATAAAGACCGCAATACTCCGGGTGTCGTCCTCTTGCCGCAGGTAGAGGCCCAATACGGAGAGCGGGCCGTCGAAGCGCATATCCTCCGTCGGGTATTCGCCAACATTCGCATCACGAATTTCGATGATGCAGATCATACGACCAATCTTGCCGTCGCATTTCATCAGAAAGGAATACAGGTCGGATTCGGCAATATGGTGATGATCTGCCACAACCAATGTATGCTCTGCGCGGATCAATATATCTCGACCTATTCGGAGAAAGGACAGGGACGGGGCAATGGCGTAACGATTCCCGAAATCCTCGACATCGTGAAGTCATGGATCGTCGATGCCCGCCGAATCGTCGTTACCGAGCGGGAGAAGATCGAGCGGATGAAGCAAATCCCTATCGACGCGCAGCAGATGTTTACGTTGATCGGGATGCTGACCGCCCTCCGCGTTAAATGCGATACTCATATCGCAGAAATCAGGGAGAACCGCACCTATCCGCTCAATCAGTCGCAAATCTCGCGGCTTACCGAGGATATGATGTATCGCTACTATCAGAACGGCAAGGTCACGGTATGGGATTTATACAACGGCGCAACGGAGTTGTATAAAGCCGATACGATGGATATTCCGGCCCTTTTGCCGCAGAACAGGGCGATGGTCGGGTTCTTGTCGGAGCAATTCGGAATTTAGCCATGTATCTCGATGCAACGTGCGAGGGTCTCCCGTCTTCAAAATGGGAGGCCCTTATGAAAGGTGCAAGGAGGGTCAGTTATAGGATGCTGGTATCGCGCGTCAAAAGCGAAATTCCGGAGTTGTATCGTGCGTTGGCTTTGAACCTATACAATCCGTGGGCGGATCAATGCAGGCAGACCGCCACGCATTTTATCCTCGTGCATTCGGCGATAGAGTATTTTATCCACAAATAGGGTGCAACGATGTTTGATGCGGGTATTGTCCTGAATATCGGTCTTATATATCGACGGGGTGCAATGGGTACAGCAACGACCCCTGCAACGACGGGTGCAACGATCCCTGCACAGAAGATAAGAATATATAGATATATTAAAAAGATAGAGGGGAAGTTTTTTCGATGCAAAATTATAGGATCAACCATCGGGCAAGACCCTCGTAAATTCATCCTTTGAAAAAGAAAAAAGTTCCGCGAAAAAAGAAAAATGAAAATGCCGCCAATTTTCGAATATCTGCGGTCGGGTCGGTAGATTGATCGATTCTTGCGCGAAAGCGTGGCAGAACGCCGGAAAAGCGGTAAATTTGCACAAGTATTGGATTATGGAAGCAAAGAAGATAGTGCATTTGCAGTTCAAGGAGCCGTACAACGGCGAAACCGACTTCTACTTCGGTTCCCTGAAAGCGATCTACGATACCGTTCCTATCGGGGCGGTCGGCATCACATACAAGTCCCTCACGAATGCGACGAGGGGCAGAAGCGAATACGAGAACAAGAAAGTCCTCATCCGCATCGGGCAAATCCAGCGCAAGACGAGAGGACGGTCATTAAAATCGGAGTGCGATGGATAGCATGGTATATCGGCTGACCTATGTTGCGGATTCATACGATCTCGTTACGCATCTGTATTTCGTCGATAGAGCGAAAGCGGAGGCTATGTATCGTGAAAAGCTGGCAAAGGTTTCATTTTACCGAAATGGCTATATCTACCTGCATACGATGAAAGAAAATGCCGACGGGGTGCTGGATATAGACGAAGTGATAGATTCTAAAAATTTTTGATATGATAGGTGCGATAATTGGTGACATAGTAGGCTCTCGATTCGAGTTCAACAATACGCGGGATGGAAATTTCGCGCTGTTTTCCCCGGAGTGCAGCTTTACCGACGACACGATTTGCACGGTGGCGGTAGCCGATGCGATACTGCGCGGAGAGGACTATCGGACGAGCATCCTGCGCTGGTGCAGGAAATACCCTAATCCGATGGGTGCATACGGGGCGTCTTTCGCCTTGTGGCTCAATTCTCCCGATCCCCAGCCGTATAACAGTTTCGGTAATGGCGCGGCGATGCGGGTCAGCCCTGTCGCCTATGCGTTCGATACGGAGCAGGAGGTGATTCGGCAGGCGATGGAAACGGCGAAGATCACGCATGACCATCCCGACGGAATCATCGGGGCGATGGTGATTGCACGGGCGATTTACCTGATGCGGAGTTGCGATCCTTTCTGCGATGTTTTGGCCCTCAATCAGGCCCTCGAAATGGTTGGGATGTTCTACGGTGCGGACTGGGAGCATCACCTCATTCCGAGGGGTAAGTTCGACGAAACGTGTCAGGGGTGCGTTCCGCTGGCCTTTCATATCATCAAAGAGAGCGATTCATTCGAGGACGCAATCCGCAAGGCCATTCTCTACGGCGGTGATAGCGATACGCTCGGAGCTATCGTCGGATCGCTCGCAAAGGCCCGTTTCGGTGTCAATCTTACGACCATAGAGGCCGCGATGAGCTACCTGCCGGAAGATATGCGGAATGTTATTAAGAAATTTTATGCAACGTACTGATGAAAGAATCCGATTTACTGCAATACTGCCGCTATTATAAGGGCGAGCGGGAGAACCCATACGAGGGGAAAGATCAAAACAAAATGATGCTTTGGCTTTACGAGCGGACATGGGTTCACGACACTATGGCGGTCATTGCAAGAGGCGATGTGAATGCCTCTGAAAGTCGAAATCTCGACGAATATACTGCGGTCGGATTGGCAGAGTTCGAGAATGCGGACGGAGTGCCGATTACCTTGAAATCCCTGCTGTTTAATCGCTATGCACAGGGCAATATGTCGTCGATGATGGATTGTGTCGAGCCGTTCAAGAAATTCTACAAGCGATACTACAAGTAAGGGAGCGCAATCGCGCTCCCTTTGTTTATTTGAGCTGTCCGATCATTTGCAGATAGATCGTT